GTGCATATCGGTAATTTGTTCTAGTTTTCCACCTGCCAAGAATACGTGTAGAACTTTCTTGTTAGGATAAACCACAATCTCTGTCACAGCACAGCCTTTTTCGCCTGACCATAATTGCATATGACCACTCATTACACCATCAACTACATCAATAAACGAATGTGTGTCACCACCCTTGTCTAAAGCAGACTGAATCCACTCTCTACAACGTATTAGGTCAGACTTAATATTCATGTTGTTGCCTCAACTATTGATAGAGTAACGCTCGGTGTAGATGGTGCAAATGATGTTGCGGTATTATTCTCTAACCATGCTGCCACATCATCAGTCGCCCACATTGCTTGTAAATAATCACCTGCGCTTACTGTAAATAATCCGTTTCTTGATGCAATTTTCTTCTGACCATTCTCGTGAAGTGTAGTAATAATAGTTGAATGGTCTTGAGTTGTACCGTTTATCTTAGGGAAGAAATACACTGTCTTTGTAGAAGCATTTGAAGATGCTAATGTAGCGTGAAAGTTTATATAAAATGTTCCGCCTTTAGCAAAATCAATTCTTGTTGAGTCGCTACCATTAATAGAGATATTGTTATTAACGCCTATATTATTCCAAGTAATGCCATAAGCAGTATCCACAGCACTTGCAGTTTGACTTGTTGTACTATAAACGTAAGCATGAGAGCCACTATTAGTTCCACCGCCTAAACCTAGTGGAATCCATTCTCCATCAATAGACACTACAGGATTCTTGTCTGATTCATCCCACATAAGGATGCCGTTTTCTGCTGCAGAATCACCGTTCTGTTTAAATCTTAAAGCGTCTCTTGTTCTAACAAGGAACGAGTTTAACTTCTCACCCCACGTATTCCAATTAGGTCCTAGTGGCGGTGGCGGTACTGGTGCGCTCATCTAGTGCCACCTGCTTTAGCATCAATTCGCATAATGCCTGAACGCCAATTATGATATCCGTTACCTTCAATCTTAATTCTTACCTGTCTGCCTGTGAATCTAACATCTGTAGGATTCGTCAATGTATAAGGTCCATGTGTAGTCTCTGTATCATTAGGGTACATTCTAGTCTTAAACGACACCTTAACTTCGCCTTGAACCTTCTCATCAGGAATAAGGTTTGTTACTCTCATAACAGTATCACCGTTTCCAAGGCTAATAGGTCCTGATTCAGCAAATGGTACTGATGAGCCGTGATTAATACCTGTCTCTTGTTCGTACAAGTTGCCACTAGCATCACACCAAATAGGATTATCGAACACACCTCTATCAATACAAGCCGTTCTACCTAATTCGCCTACAGTCCAATGTCCTTCTTTGTAATCTAATACAACATATCTGTCGTTCTCAGTAGATGAGCCTGATGGATAAAACCACCAAATCTCACCAAACTGTGAGTTATGTACAGCAGTCACCTTACTAATCTGATTTCGGTTGATGTCATCGAATACATAATCCACAACATCACACTTAATCTCTGTTGCTACTGAACCATCAAATGTGAAGAATGACTTATGACCCATCCAAAAAGCGCCTTCATCTACTGCAACCGCAGCCTTTCTTGATGAAACACCACACGCTGTACCTACACGTTCAAAGCCATATACGAACGGTGGACCTTGGTAGGTTGCTATATGAGCATCATTATCTGTCAATATAATAGTTCTACCACGCATACGAACACCACACATAATCTGTCCTGATGTCTGTAACTCCATATCACCTGATTCATTAGTAGCCGCAGGAGTCCAAACAGTATTGTCTTCTCTGTCTGACCACTGAACCTTACGAGGGTTTCCACCTGATGCTAATGCGAATACAAATCTTTCTTCTGTAACTACTACACCTTTATTATTGACAGGTGCGTTAGTTAGTGCTGTTGGCAATGTAGAAGTGCTTAATGTCCACTCATAAATATTTCCGTCACCTGATGAACAACCAAGTAGGTTCTGACCCCATGTGTCTAATGACCATGTTGTTGCTTCTTGATACACACCTGTAGATGTTCTTGCTGTTCCGTAGTTACCTGTTCCCCAATAACTACCGCCAAATGAAGTATTAACTACAGCGTCTAAATTACCTGAAGTTAGTCCTGTTGGAGTAATGTCATATACAGTGCTTGACTGATTGACGTAATATAATTTGTTGTATGTTCCTGCTACTAAGTTAGTTCCTGAAGTATTATCAACCCAAGAAATCATTGCTCTTGGTGCTGATGCGAATGCTGATGCCTTACGTGTTGTCCAACCGCCCACAGGGCGCATTGAACCATCATGCCAACGAACTAAATTAGCGTCACGCCATCTATTAGATGATTCAAAGTCTGTTCCGTTATTGTGAACACCTGGCGGTAATTGTAATGGTATTAAACTCATGCTGCTATAGTTGTCCAAGTTTCCGACCCTTCAGGAATTAACGTCCAAGTCGATGAGGTTTCTGAAATATCTTCCCACTTCTCTCTTGCTACTGTCAGTGTTCCTGATGAGCCGTTAATGACTACGCTTGAGAACATAATCCTTATACAAGACGCTGTAACAGTCGATGTTGGTGAAATCTGTCCACCACCTAAATATACTACCTCTGCTATTGATGATGTTGTACTTGAAGCAGTGGTTGTAGAACTGCCTAAGTTAATCTTCTCAGCACTGGTTGTGTTTGACGCACTTGCATTTACAGTAGCACTAGACTCTCTAACTCTTGTAGAAGATGATGTTGTGCTAGATGTAGATGTTACAACTAATGACGCGTTAGCCTGACGGCTTCCCACTGTAGTTACAACAGTGTCGCCCATACTTATAGCGCCAGACTCTCTTATTCTACCGCCAATACAGGTTGTTGTTCCTGTGGCTAATACAACTAATGTGCCGTCTTCTAAGTCGGCTGTGGAATACTTCGCCCTATTGTATTTCCACTGGTTATATAACATTTTAGTTCAGTGTTATATCTAGGTCGCCTGTAGGAATACGGAACACATCGCCTGAATCAATAGTTTTTGCTGACGTTAGTGTTGCATAAGCCATTAAGTTTCCTGTTGTTAAAGCATCAAATACACCAACGTGAGTTACTGAACCCCATGAGCCTGTTGCTGTAGGAAATTCAACTGCTGATGAGTTAGATGTAGTATCACCTGATGTAGTAAATGCTACTGATTGACGAGCATAAGCACTACCTGATAATTCTGTACCACCACCTGTCTCACCTGGAGTTGCTGTGTATAAAGCCAAATAAATTGTTGTAGGAGCAGTGTAAGCCGCACCTGCAAATACGTGGTCTAATATTTCTGTTTCTAAAAAGTTTGTGAATGACATTATCCTAATCCTCTTATTTTAAGTTTTAAACCTGAGCCACTAAATCTAGCGTTCTCAGATACTTCGTTTAATCGTGATACTGAAGCAGAATACATCTGCGCCCATACTGCGATTCTCTCATCTTCCCCTAGATACGGTGCTGAATGTAGCAGTGCGCCATAAAGGTACACATCAGGTGCTTCTAGTAAAAGCCAATTATCAGCGTTACTTGAACTAAGAGCCGTTGTCTTAGCGTAGTAAAGCAATTCTGTGTTCACTGTAGCAGACGGTGTTGGGTAGAACTGAAACTGACTGTCTGCGTGTGTGTAATGTGTTGGTGTGCCTGTAGAATCTTCATTAGATGCCCTCTTGTCTGCCATAGCAGCCCTTGAGATTAAATCAAGAGGTGATGTTCCGTTGTCTGTGACGTGGAATCTAATAGTCTCCATCCAATCAGCAGGTATCTGTGCGTATTCATCGTTAGCACTTTGTTGACCACTAGAGCGTTTCTCCATCTTCCAATGACGAATGTCTCTGTTAATCTGTGCTTCTGCTAATGCAATGAAGTTCTCGATAGCCGATGTTAGGTCGTCTCTGTTAAGAAAGTCTGCTATTGCTGTCTTTAACGTTGCGTATGTATTAATTGCCATAGTTACCCTTAGTGAAAATCTGCTTTTCTCTCGCTCTTCTATTGACTAAGCCTTTAACAATCTTACCTTTTGTCTTGACAAAGCCCACTTTAGGGTCGAACGCTTCTTTTAAGAATGTCTTTATATTACCATTATTTAACGCCTTTAGGGCATTAGATTTACCAAAACCTGTTGCACCTACGTTATAGACTAATGATACTAACGCATTCCTTTGGTCTTCATTTAAGTCTATTTTAACAAGTCTGTCAACTGCCTTGTTAGCATCAACTAACTTCTTATTAAGCGCGTTGGTTGCTTCTGCCTCTGTATCTTGTGCAAGTAGTCCTGACTTAGTGCCGTAACCCTTTGCTTTGTGTCCTACATCATCATATTCTTTGACCTTGGTGTTGCCTACCCTTAGTGGGTCGTTCTCCATAGTCTTAACGAAGGTTACAAGATTGTTGTTAGGCTTCCAAGACTTGACGTTGTTTATTAATCCGTCTGTAAGTTCTTCTTCTGCTTGGGCTTCGTCATCTGTTGCTAGTAAACCACCTGTAGGTATTGCTAATGTTGCATAGCGCTCTGCGCCTGTTTGCTTAATCTTAGATAAATCATATACACCAAGTGAATCACCACCACCTTCATAAGCGTTGTCATAGATAATATGGTCGTACCCACGTTCATTAAGAAAATTATTAATCCACTCTGATTCTTGCTTGGCATCTAACTCTGAATAATTCCAATCTGGAGTAGAGCCATCTTTGTTGACTTCAAGTGGTACATCTACTTCTCGTCCATCAATAGTAACCTTGGAAGATAAATACCCTTCGTACCACGCTTCTCTGTCTGCTTCAGTAAACCTTCTTGGCAACTCATCTACTTCAAACAAACTTCTACCAATTTGGTGAGCATCCCATCTTCCGCCCATCATTCTTTGTTCTTCAAATACTCTAAGTGGCTTACTAATGTTTAAGTCAGCCTGTATCTTCTTAATACCTTGTGGAGAATTAACAGGGTTTCTAGGCTTGCCTATATAATTATTCTCAATCTGAAACTTCTTGTTTTCAATCAGTTTCTCGCCTGATGCCGAATTAGTACCAAAGTGGATGCCTGGCTCTGAGTCTCTTGTAGCACCCATCTTGAAGTCATCAAACTCTTCCATGGTTAGGTGTACACCCTTGACAGGTGTCTGACCTAATAGACCATCTGTTACTTTGTTAGGTTTGCCCACTTTTGGACTGTTAGGTAGTCGTAGCATTGAATCTTTGTATAAAAAGTCTTTGTTCTTACCCTTGTTCTCTACAAATCCAAACTTCTTATAGAATTTCTTTAATCTCGAAACTGAGGTTGCGCCAAATGATGTATCAGGTGTTAAAGTTATAGTCTTGCCACTTTCATCAGCCATTTTAACAATCTGATTCATCGCATCTGTACCAAGTCCTTTGCCCCGAACATTAGGTGGAACTTCGATACGACTTAACTTAATTTCGCCCGAGATGCCTTCGTCCATGTCTATTTTATATCCACCCTCTCTGAGAGAGTTTCTTAAATCGGTTGTAGGGTTTTTTGTCTTACCTATCTGACCTAATACACCATCGTCAATATTAGGTATATCCACCTCATTACGCTTTAGAACCTTAGCGCTATTCTCGTTAAATATGACAAAGTTCCTTGTTCCTTCACCTGAACCTCTTGAATCTCCATCCCAAAACTTCACACCTGGTATTCCTTTATCTTCAAGAAGTTTTGAAGCCTTCTTGTCAGAGCCTAGTGTATTCTCTAAATCTCTATAGAGAGAATGAGCATTGTCATCCAAGTTGAAACCTAAACGATTTTTAATATCAGCATACTCTTG